CCTTCGGATGACCCACATAGATATGCACAGAAAGAACCTAGTGATGCCAATAGGTTTGCTTAAAATAAGCCTGTACGTAAATCAGCTTTACCTTTTTTAACTTCATTTCTAACGTTCTTAGCTAACTCATACCTTAAGTACTTACCAAAGTTTGTTTGTACATTTTTTTCAACAATAGATGTAGCAGGGAACTTAGAATCATAGGTTACTGTTGACCTTGCTATAAACAATGGTCTTAATACAAAATTACGTTCACGCTTATATACACCTGCTGGTCTATTACCACCTTTAGGTTTGCCAATAAATATATTATTACCAGTTCTATTACCTGTGCCTACGCTATTAAGCAACTTACCTATATTGCCTTTAGTAATGTTTCCATACTTATCACGCTTCATATAACCTGTTGGTACTAACTTTGCATTAGATGGCATATTAACAGCTTTAGGATGCCTTACAAATGCAGCATCATATTTAGCCCTTCTTATACCTCCTAATATATTGCCTGTTAAATAACGTGTTTGGTTGTATGGTTTATCTTTAGGTAAAACAATAGTACGTAATGTACGTTTACTTGATCTTATTGCTCTAAAACCTTTTTGTGTTTGTGGTTTTGGTCTATCTAAATAACGTCTTGATGAACCTGCTAATGCGTTTAATGCTGACTTTTGTTTACTACCTGCTACAAATTTAGATCCTTGTACAGTTGTATTTAGTGCATTAGATACAGAATAAGCTAATTGTTTAGTGTGTTCATTAGTCCATTTAGCAGCTTGTGGTAATTCGCTTTTTATGTCTAATTTGATCATTTTTTTAATAATTTTTCTAATTTTTGCTTTTCCTTCTGTAATTTTTTGTATTGTTGATATGTTTTTTGCAATTCTTCACCATATATTTCTAAAGCAGCTTCACGTACATCATATGGAATTGTAATTGGAATAAATGGTACAGGATCAAAAATTAAATTTAAAATATCAATTACTGAAGCATAACAATCTTCTTCTTCGTAACGTTTCCAATAAACACTATAAAAAGGTACGTCAGTTTTTATTAAAGAAAATTCTTCATGCCTACATACAGATAAATGTAATTTAAATTTTGGTATATCTACTAATTTCAAAACGGTATAGAAGATGGTGAAGCATTAGTTTTAGTGTAACTATTTTTAGCTTGTTTATCAGGTAAATTAAATTTTTCTACCTTAAATTCATATTTTTCTACCCATTTTGTACGTTCAACACCGTTATCATCTATATCATTTTTTAAAAACTTAGTTTTTTTAGCACTACCAGCAACAGTAACTTGCAATCCTTTTTTATAGGCATTTAATATTGCTTCACCTCGTTTTGGGTATTCTAAATTTTGCCAAAATTCACAATCAATAAAAGATGTATCATCATTGCCATGATTAACAGCAACAGTAAAAACAATTTTGTTTGTTCTATCGTTTATTTGAAAAAATTTAGCATCTTCAGTTAAACGACCACATAAATTAAAATTAAACATTGTTTTGCAGAGTAGGATGGGTTTGCAATAGGTGATTTACACCTGAATTTATACTTAAATTATTATCTGTGCAATATTTGTAAAAATTGACATAAATATCACCTTGTAATTTAGCACTAATCCTATAACGGTTTTTCCATTCTTGTATTGCTACTTCTTTAGGATCTCTAAATTCTTTTTTGCTTCGCATTACGCTACCTCCTTTTTGTTAATAATAGAAATAATGTATTCAATATGTTTTTGTTCTTGTATTGCATCTGACATTTTTGTTACTGCAAAATGATTTTTAAATTTATCATTTATTTCATCAAATTTACTTCTATCATCATTAAATATTTTATTTAACTGCATAATCCATTCTTCTTTTTCCTGATCTGATAAAGCAGTATCTAATTGTTTTCCATAATATTGCGTAGCTTCTTCTAACGCTTTATGTGTTTTATTTTCCTGTTGTTCATAAGCAAAACCAGCATCATCAACACCATGCCATAAATTAAGCATACCTAAAGTTACATATCTTCTAAAATATGTTTTTGCACTACCGTATTCATATAAAGGATTTTGATTAACTCCTTTTGGTATAAATTTTCTGCTTGTAGGTAAACTTTCACCGCTTATATGATAAATAGTACTTGCTAAAACTTCTTTGCCATCAATAATTTCATCTGCATGATAAATATGTAAACCATTTTCAGCTAATTTAGGATTAACAACTGCACATATATAACCTAATTCTGCAAATTCAAATTCAAAACCCCTACCATTTTTTGTAGGAATTTTTGCAGTAGACATAGAAGTTAAAGGTGGTACTTCTTGCATAAATTTACATAATGCTGCTGTAATTTCTTTAGTCATTTTACTATTGTCATTGGTTTACGTATAAAACGTTGTGCTTGATTAATTGCTGTTTGCCATTCACGTATATCAATATATTGACTACTGTTTAGTTTTGTAATGTCTAATGAATCTACTAAAAGATTAAAAGCAACTAAAGCAGCTTCAACTTGTACAGCAGCACCTTCATATATAGATAATGCTCTATCATATGTAGCGTAGTCATTTTGGTGCATAAAAAAGCAGTTTTTTAAATACTACCAATTTTTTATAAAAGAGTCTACCCCTTACAATTACATTTAATTATTTTACGTTTTAAACGTTCATTATCTAATAAAGCATCAGCTAATAATTCTAAAGGGTCATTTATGGCATAAAGATCCCTGTTTTTTATAAATTCCTTTAATTCCTTTTTTGAAGTCATAATAACCTCTAGGTTAGGATTTACTTACATAATAACTGTAAAATATTCAATTGTTAAGTTTTTTAAAAATTTTGTATTAAAACATAAGGTTGACATTGCCAAAAAATAGCCCATATTAGGCCAATAAATAGCCATTAAATTACCAAAAAATGACCAATTCCCGACCAACACTATCTGAAGATCTTATTTCTAAAGTGTTAGCTATTAAGCCTAGTTACCTTACAAATACAGGGTTTATTAACTATTTGATTGAATTAGGTTATCAGACTAGGTTACAACAACAAAAAAATATGCAAGACTATATACATAATAAACCTAAAGAATTAACAAGAAATATAGAACAACAAAAAGAAGAACTAAAAGAAAAAAATAAAAAAGAAAAACAAGAAGAAAAAGTTATACCTGAAGATTTAAATGAATATAGAAGTTTAATTATTGACTATTGGAAAGGTAAAAAAGGTGCAAAAACAAAACAAGCGTGGAAAATGCAAATTACTGAATTTAGAAAATTTTTAACAAAATATGGCAAAGCAGTATTAAAAGATCAATTAGAAGCTGCAATTTTAGATGGTACGTGGAAGTCAATTAAGGTAATAAATTATGAACAATACTATTTAAAAAATAATAAATTTAATAATCCTGAACCTAATGCCCATCCAAATGTAAAAGTTTTTAAAGCTAGTGAAGCAAATTTACCGCCAACTTTAGCTGAACTAAAACTACAAAATGCAGATAAATTTATGGCAAATAAAAATGGATTGTAAACAAATAAAAAATTACTTAAAACAAGATCCATTTATTGAATTTTATAAAAATGGGCATAAATATTATGATCTTAAAAAAAAACATATTGTACCTAGATCTATAAGTGATATTAAAGGCAAATTAAATTTTACTAATAAACAATTAGAAGAAGGAATAAAACGTGGAAATATAGTACATGAAGCATGCCATTGTTATGTAGAAACAAAAGATGATACGTTAGCACTTACATATGCTGGTCAATATAAAAACTATGTAGAAAATTTTATTAACGCAAAATTTTGGGATGAATTTGAAGTAGTAGTTTCAGAATTTATGCTAATTGATAGAAAACATGATATTGCAGGTACATTAGATTTAATTTTAAGAAACAAAAAAACAGGTGCATTAGTGTTAGCAGATATAAAAACTGGTCATGCAAATAAGGCAAAAATACAATTAGGTGGTTATTTGTACATGCTAAAAAATGCTTACCCATTAATAAATATTGATTATTGCCAAATAATTTTTGCTTATAAAGATGAATGTACTAGAAAACGATATGAAGCAATAGATTGTTTAGCAGAATATGAAGCAGAAAAAACAATGTATTTTAAAAATCAACTGCAATGGTAGTTACTAACCTTGCTTTTTAGTAGAGTCTACCCTATATTGCGTTTAGACCCTAAAAACTAATGTTAAGACTACGTTCTTTAATTACACTACCTTTTAGAATGTTTTTTGGTTGTATGTACACAATTAGAGAATACATTTTATTAGAACTACAAAAACAAAAAATTATTAAACTTGAACCAGATGATGCTCTAGATGAATTAGATACATATATATGGTTACAAGCATTTGATGACCAAAAAATACTATCTACAACTGTAAATTATTTAGAAAATTGCTATGCAAAAAGTGAATCCTGATCTTTCAAACGAAAAATTTTTAAATACACCAGATAACATTTTGGTGAATATAAGAAAACAACAAAAGATTATTTTAGAAGCTACTAAAATGATAAAAGGGTTAAAAGCAGAATTAGAAGCACATAAAGAAAATGGTGCAATAATGTCTAAATTTAGTAGTAATGGTATTAGTGCTACTAGAACATATAAACCTAATTGGATTTATTCAGATGCCCTTACAGCAGAAATAAATTTATTAGAGCAAAGAAAAAATGCAGAACAAAATGATGGTGTAGCAAAAATAGGTGTAAAAAATTATTATTGGTTAGTCAAATGAATAAATTAGATCAAATTATAAATTTAAAAGATAAAATTGCTGCTAATACAGATAGATTCTATTTTGAAAATGATTATAGCCTAGATGAATACAATAAAAGGCATGATGAATTACATGCAGAATTAAAGGTGCTAGAAAATGAATGATGAAAAATTACAAAAACTTTTTGCTTTAGCATCTAATAATGCAAATTTAAATGAAGCTAGTGTTGCAGCTTTAAAATTTGTAAAAGCATTGCAAAAATCAGGTAAACCAATAAATATTAATTTTGGTGAATCTAAGTTATATACAGAACAACAAGTACGTAATGTAGCTGATAATGCGTATGATAAAGGTAAAAAATGGGGTTATGAAGAAGGATTTAATGAAGGCAAATTACAACAAAAAACAGCATATAATAACGGATTTAGTAATGGTTATAGTGTAGGCAAAAGTGAAGGTTATAAACTTGGACTACAAAAAAATATTAACGACCAAAATATTAATAATAACAATAATATTGTGTATCATAATCAAACTGCTACAGCTACTATAAGAGTAGATTCAAATAATACAGGTAGGATTACTTTTAATGGTAACTGAAGAAAAAATTGCTAATGCAAAAAAAAGAATTAAAGAATTGCAAAAGTTAATTGATTATTGGTTACAACAAAAAAATGGAAGAAATTAATTTAATACCAGCTACATCTATACCACGTATAAACCCTATAAAGATACCTATAGAGCAATCAATACCTAATACGCAACATGTAACTAAAATATTGCCACCTACTCTTACAATGCCTTGTGTAACCCTTAGAAATGATGGTACGCAAAACAATCAATTATTTATAGATGATCCTACAAACAATAGAACAATATGCCCTTTACCTTATTATGTGCCAATACAATACAACGCTAAAGAAATACAGTTAATTGAAGAAGCAAAACCACCAACTAATGTAGATGCACTAGAAACAAATGTAGAAAATCCTGAAGTACCTGAAATACCTGAAGAAACAAAAATAGAATGTCCAGATCCAAAAAAAAATAATCCTAGAATTGGTGATCTAAATAGTGCAGGTACAGAAAAAGTAACTGGTTTTAAATTAATAGAAGAAGAATGTGTAATTTTATGGACTCCTACAACACAAATTGAAAAATATTTGCCAAGCCTAAATACCGTATCTACCACATTTGCAATAACAATAGTAGCCACTACCGCAGCAACATTAACACCAATATTAAACAAAATATTAAAACCATTATTTAAACAAATTATTAATAAGGTTAAAAAATTATTTGGTAAAAAAGGTACAAGATTTAAAGGTAAAAAACCTAGAAAATCAAAACTTACTTAAGATTATGCGTATGGTTAATAGTAGGTGGTGTTACTAATTCTATATCCTCGCATAGTTTTGCCATAGGTGTATTAGCTTTAAACCTAAATCCATCAAGTAAATTTTGATGACATGTTTTTGCCCTACTCATTTCAAAATTTAAACGTTTTGCAGCTAGTGATGCTTCATATAATTCATTTTGTTTTTTCATTGCAGCCCTACATTCTTTTAAAGCCTTTCTATCTAATGGAATACTAAATGTAGCTGTAATACCACCATTAATAGAAGTATTAGATTGTTTCATGCCAGTACGCACTTTTTCAAAATATAATATTTCACCTCTATAACCTGTATCTACATCACCATCACCTGTAGGATCTCCGTCATCATCAAAATCACCTTCTATATCTCTATTGCTATATATAGGTCTATCCCAATATGGTTCATAAGGTGTTGAAAATCCATAAGTTGTAGAAACAAATGGAGAAATATTTAAAGTTGCACCTTGACATACAATAGTATTCATTTGGTACTGAAATTGCCTAGAAGGTACTACTTGTACAGCTTGATTTACAACACTTCCAGAACTATTGCTAGTTGTATTTACAGATGTAGCAAAAACAGGATTATTAATAAATAACAATAAAAGTAAATATTTTTTCATTGACTAAACGTACTTGTTGTATCAGTAATATTTTCAATTTGCGTAGTACGCATAATATGTGTGTAATTAGTTAAACCACCGCCTTCAAAAGTTTCGTAGTACATGAATGGCTGCCCTTCTTCTATGATCGAAAACGTAGGTTTAGTATCTAAATTAGGTGAAACATATGTAGTACCTGTACCTTGTACTGTTGTATCTACTTTAGTCCAACCACTAGGGTTAACAAAACCAGTATCACTTTCTACGTTTTCACCACCAACTGTAAGAGAATAACCTGTAGAGAAATCAAAACTTTTTATGTCCTCTACTGTGGTACTTTTAGTTTCACTACGTTGGTTTAAAACTCCTTGCTGAAAATTAGGAATTACATTTTGAGCATAAACAGGAATATTAAATAAAGCTATTAGCAGAATTAGCTTTTGCATTTATTAATCCACAATTAATGTAGTTGTTATTTGTCCGAGTGCTTCAGTATTTGCGCCACCTGCTGAAATTGTTAATTTTTGAGAATTAGTAACAGTACCAGCTAAATTGCCAACTGTACCACCTGCAATAGATACAACATCATCAGAATAATTAGCAGCATCACCAGTAGTTACAGCACTATTTTGTATAGCATCCGCTTGATTAAAAGATTGACTAAAACTAAAATTATTTGCTGGTACGTCTTGTGTAACAGTTAAATCTGGTGGCGTACCAACTCCTGAAGAAATTACTAAAGAACCAACACCATTAGCAACAGCATTATCACCAGAACCATGCGTTGTATCAACTCCAACACCGCTTACGCTATAGCTGCTACCTAAACGTGTAGAAGAAGTTGAAGCACCACCTACAGTTAATTTTACAGAACTAGAAATAGAATGACTAAGATCGGCATTAACTCTAGAACAACTACCAAAAGGTGTAGTTATTAACAATAGTCCAAAAATTAAAAACTTTTTCATTTAATACCTACCTTGTTGTTTTGATTTTCAACAGTTAATTTTTTTTGTGTGTTTTTGCCTTTAACCTGAACACCATAAGTACTAGCTATGTTACCAACAAGACCAGCAGCAAAAGTATCAAGTCTTATGCGTTCCATGTACCCTAAAGTCATAACCGCTAAAGACCACCCAAGAATAATAAGCCTTATAAAATGCCCAAAATAATCAGGTTTTTCATCTTGTTCTTCCATAGATAGAAGGCAAATATACTTATATACTAAAGTAAATATTAATCTCTGCAAATGATTAAAGCAATTAACAAAAGAAGTGAGTTCTTATTCCCTACGCAATACGTAGCTGGTGAAATACCAGATTTTGACCAAATACAAGAAAAATTAATTGAATGGGTATATAAATATAAAGAAGAAAATAATGACATTGCACGTATAAGTAATAAAGGTGGCTGGCAATCGCAAAAAAAAGACGTATATCAAGATGCTGGTTTTCAGCAATTTCACAACATAATTATCCCACTAATTAGTGAATTATTAAGTGAATTTCAAATTACCTTACAAGCTGATTTGGTACAAATGTGGATAAACATTAATGGCAAAGGTGCATATAACGTAAGCCACCGCCACCCATTAGCAGATTTTAGTGGTGTTATATGGATTAAGCAAAGCCCAGAACAAGGTAGATTTATTTTTGATAATATGGATGTTGGTTATAGGGATTGTAGTAGCTTGTATTTTATGAATAGGGATTATTTAATAAAAAATAAAATGCTACCTGAATGGCATCCTGAATATAAAGACGGATCTATAATTATATTTCCAGCAATGTTTACGCATAGAGTAGAACAAAATGAAACAGATGAAGATAGAATTAGTTTATCTTTTAATATTAAGCTAAAGTAAAAATACAATATAAAAACAAATGGCATTACTACGCAAAGTATTTAGGTTTTTAATACGTAAAAATTTTTTTAAAGATGTATTAATATATGCCCTAAAAGAATTAGCAAAAATGACGGATAATGGCCTAGATGATCAATTTGTAAGAGTAATTGAAGCTAGACTATACCCTAAAGGTAAGTAATTAGGTTGCAATATTAAATGCTTTAGTTAGCGTTTGTTTGGTTGCCTTGATGCAGAGCAATGGTCAACTAGCCTTAACCCCTGCATGTACCTAGTAGGGGTTTTGGTTTGCCAAAAAAAAAGACCCTGTTAAAGGGTCTAGATATGTATTTATTTTTTTGTGTAATCACCTCCTTTAGCAACCCATGTACAAAACTCTTCAGTAAATGAATAAAGATATTTACCTTTATCAAAAACATTCATATCTTCATAACGCATTTCAACATATACAATTTCTTTTTTTAATAAACTGCTAAGTAATCCTTCAGCTACTTTGACATTAATACCAGCTTTTAAAAGATCGTTAAAGTCAAAATAAACATAGGCTGGATCAATACCAACCCATTCACCCCATTTTGTTTGATCAACAGAAGCAACTGTTAGAAATTGTTGCTCTTTTTCTGTCATGTAGTATTTGTTCATTATTTTGCCCTCCTTATATTTTTTCTAGTTCGATCATTACAGCGTCAGCTACTTGTGCTGCTCTCCATGCTGCTAATGATGAAAAACTCATTAACTTGTTTACTACGTCTTGCTTAGTAAATGTTTCACCTAGTATTGCTGCATCTATGATGCTGTTGCAAGTTTTGTCGATTGTCCAAAGTTTAGGCATTTGTTTAAAGTGATAGTGGGTATCCAACCCTGTTCATTTACTACTATAGGGTCTACCCCTAGATATGTCAACAATATTACTAATATTTAACAAAAAAAGTAGTGGGATTTGGATTAACACTATCTGTTACCTTGTCTTGGTTATAACTTTCAAGTTAGATACGGGCAAAAAACTAACTATCAGGAATCCCACTATATAAGTTTATACTATCTGCATACCTCCTTAAAAAACCAAAAACTTTCTGAATTAAACCAATGTTCTGGTGGGTTAAAAAAAGAATACATATAATCACCACAATCATCCCTAACACCATCAATTCTATAATTTATACCATTGTGCTTAATCCACATATTTGAATCTCTACTAAGCCAATTATTAATATCAACATCATCCCAATAATCTGTTTTTAGTAGCTTATGAAATGCTTGATTGGCCTGTAAGGATAGATGTGCAACATTTATATGTGTTGTACTAAATCTATCCATTGAATTGGTTATAAGGTTAACCAGTAGTTGTTTAGTGTTCATTGTTCTTTTTCCTGTAAATAAAGTTCTGTCCAAATTTTTGGATCAATTAATTTATTAATGCGTTTGCATTGTTCAATAGTTAGTTCACCAAAAACTAAATCAAAAATGTCAGCTTCTTCACCTTGTTCGACCATTTTCCAAAATGCTTGTCTAGTTGTTTTAACTGAAAAATTCCATGCTTCTGCTGTTTGTGTAGCTGAAATTTTATATGTTGGTTTTTTGTTGTTCATTGTTTTGACTCCAAATAAGTACATGCGTTTTCAATACCTGAATTACAATCGTTTACTGTCATATCATGTAAGGATTGTGAAAGGGATATATAAAATATCCCTGTTGCTGCAAATAGCATTAATATAGTTTGCATTGTTTAGTACCCTGCTATTTGTCTTTGACTATTGCCAGACATTTGTCTGCTAAGACCAACCTGACCACCAGCAGCACGACCAGCATCCGCACCAGTACCGCCATTTGTATAGCCAGTACCACGACTTAAAGAAGGATGACGTTCAGCATAAAATTCTTCTACTTTTGCTAATTCTGCTTTATTAGCATTAATAACAGTTAATGCAGAAACATTAATAGTTTTATCTGCTAATTGTAGTTGCCTACCATTTTTTTGTTCTTCAGATTTCATTTTATTGAATCTGTTTCTAACCTCCCATGCCCAGTTTTTTCTAAAACTGTTTCTATGTGCTGCACCTTCCAAAGCAACTTGAAATGGATCTTCTTGGCAATGTCTAGCCCACGCATCTTGTAATGCTTCTATCAAGTATGAAGAATAAATTTCTATTTCAATTTGTCTAGCTTTATTAGCTGAGATTTCTATTTGTCTGTGTCCAACATATTTACCACCTTCAGTAATGTATGTTTTGTTGTCAGCTTTAAATGGTGTAAATACAATTTTACCGTTATAAAAATCTGCAACAGCAGAAACAATAATAGATACTGCTGGATCAATACGCTTGTAAGGTGTACCCCATCTAAAGGCAATAACTTCAATTTCTTCATCTAATACTGAAGTATCACCTATTTGCTGTTCTAATTGCTCAAGTGTTATACCTCTAGCTTTTAGTTGCTGTTCTAATTTTGCTTCAGCAGCTTTAGCTTCATTAGGATTAGTACTTGCTGTTAATGCAAGAATTTTTGAAAGAACGTTTAACGATCTTGACATGATAGTAAGTCTCCCGACTAAGGTTTACAATTAAAATATTACTATAGGGTCTACCCCTTGTCAACTATTTAATTTATTAGCTCTAAACTATGTTGTGCATTTTCGCTTCTTTTATTGTCATCCCATTGTATGTTGTAGTAATAATGCTTGCTACCTCTACTGTTTTCTTTTGTTTTTACACCATAAATTACACCAGTTCTTTTTTCCGTAATTTTTGTAGTGCCAAATATATTTTTACGTAAAACTTTATCGCCTATTTTAAATTTTTGTCCAATTAATTGATTTTTAGGCATGATTTATAAAATTTTTTAAAAAAATGTACAACAATACAACTAAACAAATCCAAACAACAAATGTAGTCATATTAAAACCCTGCTCTAATTGGTTTTTTTATTGGTATTGGTTGTCCTGTAACTTTAGGAATACTAGGCATTACATCAGGTAACATTTTTTTTATTTCATCCATAACGTATTGTTTTGTTTTTTCTTGGTTTTCAGGATTAGTTATATAAAAATAAGAATACAAAACACCGCCTGACATAGTTAATGTCAATACTGCACTAATTACAGAAATACAATCTAAAAATTTACGCATCTGTTTTTTCTCCTTTTTCTTCAATTTCTTCTTTTTTTGGTAAAAATTCTTTTAATACTGCAATTTTTTCTTGACATGAAAAAGCTAATGTTTTTGCTTGTTCTAATGTAGATGCAGTTTTTTGCGCTAAATCAACGTAATAATCTTTTTCTTTTTGCAATGCTGCAATTTTGTCGTTAATTTCTTGTTCTGTCATAAGTACCTATTATGATTTATTTTTTAATTATAGCTTTATATATTTAAATTACTAGCTTTTATAAAATTCACATAATTATACTTTAGATTCCAACATAGTAACTTTTGCAGATAATTCTTGTATTGCTTTTGTTAGTACAGCTACAACTTCATTAGTGTCTAAAGCATAAGCTCTAGCAAAACCTTTTTCATTTGGTGTATTTGCTTTGTCTCCAAGATAATTAACACATTCTGGTATATGCTCCATAATTTCTTGTGCAATAAAACCAAGATTAATATTATCATCACCTTGTTTTTCTAACTGTGAATTAATTAATTGGTATTTACGTGGTTTTAATTTATTTACAACGTCTAAACCATATGGGCAATCAACAATATCAGTTTTAGCTCTTCTATCGGAAGCGTTGTAATTACCACCATCAAGTAACATATTTGCAGAAAAATCAGAACCATTACCGCCACCTGTCCATGACGAGTGTGTTCTAGCTGTACCATGAAATCTAAAATAAGCACTATTATCAGTATTATTTGTACCGTCATTACAATCTCTAGTCATACTAAAACTAGGTTGATTTTCCCATTCTCTATCTATATTTATGCCAGCTTGTCCAAATTGAACACCACCTACATGATCTACTGAAAAAGCACGTTTACCGTTGGTACTATCATTAGCTCTATGATAAATACTAAAATGATCGTAATTATTTCTACCATCATTTCTACCGCCATCAGTATTTAAAATTATTACACAACCACCTTTTGATTGAATTTTTCCCCAATAACCATCATTTTGATCACCATAACCACTTGCATCAGGATAATTAGTTACACCAAATATTGTTGAAAAATCATTAGAATTTTGACCCCTTTCAAAATGTATTCCGTTTTGACTTAACGTACCATTGTTATTGTGATAAACACCGCTACTGCCTGTAGCAAATTTTTTTGTACCGTTATTATATAATTCAACACCAGAATCTTGAAAAAACCTTGCTAAATGTTCGTTTTCAGCAGCATTTGTAAAACTTATTGAGTTACTTTTTAAAATTAATTCACCTGTGCCTTGTTCTGAAATGTAAGATCCGTTTCCGTTGTGATAAATTTTTAAATCGTTTGAACTTCCAATTTGTAATCCAATGCTTCCATCAGGTATATGCATTGTTGTTGTTACATTTAAAGCACCTGTAACTTGTACGCCAGCACTTGTAGTTTCAAACTTTTTATTACCTGAGTGATATATTTCTACAGATCCGTTAGGTATAAGATTTACACCATATTGACCACCTTTAGGTTGTATTTCTACTTGCCCTGCTGAATTACCTCTTATTCTTAAAATTCCAGTTATTACATTATCAAGGTAAGAATTTGTACCATCATGATATATTTTTACATCCCCTGAGTTTCCAAGTTGTATCTGAGCATTATCTATAGCAACTAAGCCACCATGAAACTTAACATCATTAGTTCTAGTCTCTAGTCTTAAATTGCCATTATGATATAATTCCGCAGCACCAGCAGATCTTGCAACTAGTCTATTATTTGAAGCACTACTATTAGCACCAGCATGAATATGAACATCACCATTATTAATTTGCCTAATGTGCAAGCCAGCACCATTTGATTCGATTTTATCTATGTTAGAAGCATGATAAATTTGTAGGTCATTACTATCACCGAATCCTATTTTTTTATTATCTGGTATGTTTATAAAGTCTCTATGAACATAAAAAACTTTATCCCAAGAACTATTATTCCAATGATGAAACTGTAAATGATTATCACTTCCAGTAGGATTATCTGATCCAGATGTCATTCCAATAGCAAAAGCATTTGAGTTAGCTCCTTGCCATTGAACATATTTACCAGCATCTAAACCTATTAAATGTCCATATAATTTAGTTCCATTTGTATAAGTCTCAAACTTTTTACTGTTGTTGTGATATAACTCTACTGCTCCGTTTTGAGTGAAAGTTGCATAGGTTTCATTATTAGAAGCATTTTTAAATACTAAAGAATCAGAATTAGTTGTTAAAACTTGTCCTCCAGTAACCGCTATAAAATTGTTAGTACTTCCATTATGATAAATTTTTAAATCTTCACCATCTCCAGCAGAAAGTCTTTTACTATCTGGTACTTTTATGCCTAGCGGTGTGGTTTCAAAGGTTTTCGTGTTGTCGTAATAGAGTTCTACTGCTCCATCTTGAATGCAGTTAATAAATTGCTCGCCATTCTTACTGTCAATGTTTACATGATTACTTTGAATATATAAATTTCCTGTTCCAGTATCGTCAATATAACTGTGACTTCCATCATGAAATATCTCTAGATCATTACCAGTTCCAAACCTAGCTTTTACATTATCGTTAAAATCTACACCATTACTACCGCCAACTTGTGTTATTGCATTAGTAGAAGCAGCAGTTATAAGTCCTTTTGCATTAATAGTTAAAGATAATGTTGCACTACTAGATCCATATGACCCTGCTGTAACTCCTGAATCAGCTAATTTACTGCCAGCTATGTTTGCAGCACTATGCAAATGGTTATTAGTAATAACGTTATTTTTAATACCAGAACCACTTACTTGTGTTTGTGTCATTTATTAAGCCTCCAATGCTTTTATTCTACTTATGCCACTAACATAATGCTAAAAAAACTTGCAGTTTCAACTTTTGGTGTTCCAGATATAGCATGAAATTGAAGCCATAAGGTGTCGGTGTAGTCTGCATAAATTATACGAGTTCCTCCAACAGAAAAATTATTTGAACTATAATTGCTTGATTTTAGTTTTCTATCTAAGAAATATCTTGTACCATGATTATCCATAACATATAATTCAACATTATTACCACCAGCAGTATAGTCCGTTGGTATTACATGAGCCATAACTTGATAATACCCATCTACAGGTGCAGTAAATTTGTAGGTGGTGTTATCGTAGCAACTTCCAATATTATAGGCTACAGATGGATATGGTAATGGGGATTGTGCAGAAAATGCTGTGTTATTTCCCCTTGCCTCAAACATTGCTTGACGAGGTTTTGTTATAAATCCACGCCTATTAATACGCATAGCCTCCTGACCACTTCCAGTTGTATTTGTATAAAAGACAATATCCCCTACAGCATCTTGACCTAAAGAAATAACACTTTCGCCAGAGTTAGATCCTGCTCTGTTAATTAGTTTTGTACCATAATCAGCACCATTACCTTGTGCAGAATAAGTAGTAATTTTAAATACTTCACCAGCACCAGTTGGTGTTGTTGGATCGTTTGTATGTATCGCTAATCTACCAATTTCTGTGCCTTGACCAACATTTGCATTTGTACTTTTTATTCTTATTTCAGGTGTAGCAGATTCTACATGAAGTTCTGCTGCTGGACTTGTTGTACCTATCCCAACCCGACCAGACGAATCTATGCGTATCCTTTCAACACCATTTGTATATGCTTGTAAAGCATTATCTCCATGAAGATATCGAACAGCACCTCTATATTCATCAGAACCAGAAGTTCCATCAGAAAAATAAAGACTACCATTATTTGAACTTCCAGAACGAATTGTAATTCCCGCATTACCAGAATCAGCAACAGTTAGATTATCGCCAGCCGCATGACCTTCAGTAGTAGTTCCTAAAAGTAATCTTCCAGAAGAATCTATACGCATACGTTCTATTGGCGCACCACTAGAAGCATTACTAAAAAAGTGTATTTCTGATGCTGCGTTTGAAGCTGGTGCTATATATAAATCACTACCTGATGTGCTAACTATTTGTGATGCTGTTGTTGAGGATGCTAAACCATCAGAATGTACATAGCCAATTCTAAATCTATCTCCATTATCTCCAATAGATATTTGTGAAGTTTGAAATTGTGAACCTCTTATAGTTAATTCATCAGATGGACTTGTTGCACCTATACCTACTTTCCCATCTGCTGCTATTGTTAATCGTTCTGTAGCATTAGTTGCAAACCTTAATTTTTGATTTTCATAATTCCACATTATACCTTGACCAACACCAGTAATACCGACTAATAAACCATCACTACCACTTGCTCCTGTATTACTGTTAGTAAATAAATGATAATTAACACCAGCAGAATTTTCATGTTGATGTAAAAGCCTATTTGGATTTGCTGTGCCTATACCTATCTGTCCACCAGAATTTATTAAAAATCTATTTTCAGAGTTTGTCGAATCATTTATTGCAAAATTTCCTGCATTTACTTTCATTTCAAAATCACTATTAGCATTTGAATCAACAAGACTTATTTTTGGTGCTGTATTTGTAACAGTTATATCAGAGGTAAAAGAGGGATTAATCTTTGTTCCAGCTATTGCTGCATTAGACGCTACTTTTGCATTAGTTACTGTATTATCTGCTGGTTCTGATACTCCTAAACTTTTAAATGTAAGTATAAAAAAATCTGTACCTGTTGCTGGTGCTGAAGCTAATATTATGTCATTTCCGTTAATACTAAAGCCTTCACTAGGTTGACCATTACCTGCAACTGGTTTTTGTATCACACCTGCAATACTAACTAATAATTGTTGTGCTGATACAGATGGTGGTTGACTTAACGTAAATCTATAAGCAGATCCATTAAATGTTGCACTACCGCCACCAGTAGCACTACTAGAACTTAGTGTATTAATAATAATATCGCTACCACCACCAGCTATTTCTGCAACAGAACCACTATCAGTTTTAGTAAATAATTTTCCTACATCAGTACGTATGCCAATTTCACCTACCTCAAGATCACTAGGACTAGGATCAGATGTACCCCTTTTATGTTTTATTACGTTAGCCATAGCTATAACCTCCTATTAAAAAAATTAGAAGCTACCGCCATCTATGGTTATACCGTCAAATGTTGTAAGGTTTTGTATAGAACCGCCTGTAATCGCAATGCTGTTAGCATTTTGTGTAGCTATAGATCCTAAACCTAAAGTTGTACGTGCAGCAGCAGCATTAGCATCATCTATAAGCGTTTTACCGTAGTTACTAAATCCTAAATTTGTTAACGCTTGTGTTGCTGAAGTTGCACCAGTACCACCGTCAGAAATAGCTAAAGTACCTGCTATTGCACTAGCAGATAAATCTATTGCTAATTCTGTACTAGAAATAATTACACCGCTATTTGCTTTTAAATCTAATGAAATTTCATTACCAGATTTTTGTATGCCATCACCTGTAATTACTTGACCAGCACCAGAAAATTGCGTAAACGTTAATGCGTTTGTACCTACTACTGCAACATCAGTTGTACAAACAAATCCATTATTTCCGTTAACTGTACCTTTTTCAACAAATACAAAATTTCCAGCAGCGTTAGCACCTGTAGCCATATCACTAGCCCTAGATGGTGCGCCTGAAGCATTTACATTATAAATACCATTAGCTGATCCACTTGTTTGGTCTTTAAGTAAAATTCTATCTCCTGTACTTAAAGTAACCCCATCAACAGTTTGACCATTTGCATATGCTGTACTAATTGCACCGTTACCAGTAGTAGCTACAACAACAGAATCTTTAACATCTAATGCTTGTGCAACAGAATCTACATATGCCTTAGAAGCTGCATCAGTATTAGCTGTACATAATGCTAAATTTGTAACTTTTTGACTATTAACATCTACTGCTGCATTAGGTACGGTTAATTCATTTAATCTATTTGTTCTAACACCTGCATCAAAATCAGATATACGTGTATGTGGAATTGAAGGAATATCTGCGGTTGCTAATAATCGCATTGAACTAGCACCAGCACCATTACTAGGTGCAGCTAATACAAAATTTGCAGAATAACTTGTTTCTTTATCCCAAAATTTACCCTTACCACCAATAGGTATTACAGTTGTTGCACTTCCTCCTGACCCACCAGAACCCTTACCAACCCATAAAACTTCATTACCTTCAGTTAATGATAATTCAGCATTTGCACAACTACTAACTGCTGTAGATCCTGTACTTCTTTTAATTCTGATTGTATTAGGCATTGTTTTAAATTAATAAAAAAATTGGTAAAAAACTAGAAATTTTCAAAAATTTCCGCCATCCACTAATGTTAATTTGGTGGTTGTTTGGTCAGCACGATAAGTACCAGAAGCAGCATCATAATAAGGTATTGAACCGTCAGCTACATTAGTATCTATCATACTTTTATTTAAAGAACTAAAATTAGCTCCTTGTGTACCTTGAGTTTTAACAGTAATTACTCTAGTAACACCGTTAACTGTAACTGTGTTTTTTGGTTCAGTAACATTAACTGTCATGCTGAGTAGCCCTCCTTAGTAGTAATAGTACCGCCAATAACATAATAACTGGTTGTACCAATAGTTACTCTTAAATCATAGTAACTTAAATCAGGTAAAATGCTCGTTTGTGCATCTGTTAAAGACATATCAATAATTCCATTTTGTGCGTCAGATATAGTTACTGTCATATCAGCATATTTTTTTGTACGTTCATAATTCCATACCTGACATATAGGTGTATAACCAGTTAAGTTATTAGGATTATTATTACCATCTGTATATGTAATTTGACGCTGCCAATCTTGCCTACGTTTTAATTCAAAATTTATTTCTCCTTCTATTGGTGTAGACATTTTTAGCTTTTTTTTTTAATTATAACGCTAACAGCAAAATAATAAATATCTTAAGTTTTAATTACGTACATCATTGCAATGTTTTGTGGTCTAGATTCATTACCACCATTATTATTAATAGTTAAACTAACACTACCTGACATTGATAAATTACCGCTTGTAGCAATAGCTTGGTTTGTATCGCCATTAAAATTTGTTGCGTAACCAATTTGATAACCCTGACCAGAACCTAAAGTAATACCGACATTAGCTATTGATGGTTGTAATGATATTTTTCTAATACTATGACCATGATTACCACCGCTAACAGATACAGAACCACCGCTATAACTATGGTTATGACTTAAATTTTGTGATGATTGTGAACTAGCAAATGATCTACCAGAATCAACAGAACTTGTATTAGCCCAACCCCTGACAAATTGTCCACGTAAATCAGGTAATCTAAAATTACTACTAGCATTTGTACCCCAAGTTGTACCAATAATTGCAAATAAACCAGCGTATGTTGTTCTGCTTATATATTGTCCAGCACATTCTAAATAACCACTAGGTACTGTTGTAGTTGCCATTACATGTACTGAACCTGTTGGTACACCTTGTACTGGTTGCCAGCTTAAATTTCCATTTCCATCACTTTCTAATTTATCGCCAGCATTACCGTCACTATTAGGCAATGTAAAAGTTAAATCAGATGATAAAGCTGGTGATTTTAGTGCTAAATAATTGTTATCTTGTGGATCTTTTAAACGTAATTCTTTACCAGCATTAACTGTTAAGCCATTACTATTAACATTTAAACGTACAGCACCACCTGTAGTTATGCCAATATCATTAGCAGAAGATAAATAAAAACCTGTATCTGCATCATTTAATTGTATAGAAGGACTACTAGCATTACCAGAAGGTACAGAAATATTGCCTGAAAAACTACCACCAGTATCAGGCATATGACCTAAATTAGTTTGTAATTTACCTAATTCAATAAAACCATTATTACTTGCGTTACGTATTCGCAAAGTATCAGGGTTAGTAGATTCGTCTACAAAAAATTGATGCGCCAGCGTTATAGGTGGTGTTGTAGAGCCACTATTATTAGTTGCATTAGCTCTAACATTTTCATTTATATCTGCTAAAACGTTAGCACCTGTATCATTTGGAATAGGAAAATTACCTGTTTGTACTTGTGCCATTTAATTAACCTTTACCATAACCTGTTGCTGTCCAAGAAAATAATCTAGCTTGTCTAACATTACTTTGATTGTAAATAGATACGCTAAAAGAATTTGCATTAGAACTACTAATATTATAATAGTCTCCACTATTTGTAGCACTAAAAGTAATACCAATAACAGGTGTAGCTGCAAATTTATTTGTAAAAGTTATTGTGTAATCAGATGTTGCAGAAGTTGTTGCAGTACCATTAATTGTTCTACGTGGCATATTGCTAGTAACTTGTAAATTTTGTACCGCTAATTGCGCTGTATTGTCATTAGTTTCTAATTCTGCTTTTAATTCATATGCTCTAGCTTTAAATTCTGCATTGTTAAATGGTCTCCATGAAGTCCAAGTAGGTGAACTATTAGGATTAGTTTGTGTTGTTCTTATATATAATTTTACATCTGTATTTAGTGGTGTATCACCAACAAAAGATGCAATAGCAGCAAAACCAGTAGTATTAGCAGCAGCGTTAGGATCAAAGTCTAAACCCATTTGATTAATTGTTATGGCATTAGGAAAAAATGATCTAATTTTAATTAGACTTTCTAATTGAATACTAAAAATATCACCTAAATCTATTGGATTATTAGCAAATAAATATGTGCCATTTGTATGTAAAACTGAACCATTTGCAGCCATAACTAACTCACCACTTGTAACAACAACATTTGTTTTAGTACCAGTAAAATTACTTTCTTCAGTTTGCGTATTTATATTAACTAAATTATCTAGATCAGGTTTTGTAAATTCTACATATTTAGCATTAACACTTGTTCTACCACCACTATCAACAAATTTTGCCAAATACGTACCTTGCTTTAAATCTGCATATGCTTCTTTAGCAGTACCAGTTAAATCACTATGTATTGAAACTGCGTTAGCCCAAGTAACACCTGTTAAATCAGGGGAATGTTTTAACCTTACTAATCCTCCTACGACCACATCTAAGTCTGTACTTTGTGACCATTGCAATCTTGCTAAACCATTAGTAGGTATCATTGTAAAATTTTCTATATCAGCAGGTGCAGCAGTTTTACCTGCTAGTGGTACTGTATGATTTGCAATAGTACTTCCTTTGTTTAAATAATTAACTGCTTGTATCTGCACTTGCAAAGTACCAGCCCTTAAAGCACCAAAATTACCACCTTGCCTTAGTGATATTGAAGGTGATGAAGTTGTAACAGTTGCCCAATTATCATTATCTACTCTATATGTAATTCTAAATTCTGTTACACGTTTCATATCATGTTGCCAACTTAAATCACAACCTACAAAAACACCTTGACCATCACTATATAAAAATTCCTGATCCTCTATGTCTGTTACTGGTGATGGTGCAGCATCTAAATTACTAATACTTCTAACAGAAATTGGTTCACCATTATCTACTGCATTGTAAATAGAAGCATTATATTGCAAAGCAATGACAGAATATACACCATTTTCACCTTCACTAATTTCAACAACTCTAAATTGTTGTGTTTGCACCTCTGAAGTTTGCATAATAAATACGCTTTGTGCTTGTGGTGCTTCAGAAAAAGGTGAACTTACAGTAACAGTTTTTGTACTTACATTTATATTTTGTATCGGTTTTTTTTCTACTAAACCAGTTGATAATAAAATTGAAATTTCTGGTGTTTTTGTTAAATCTATAGAAATATTATCTAAATTATCAATTTTTATATTACTTGTAGTAGATCCTGTAGATATATAACCAGTATGTCTATAACCTGTTTTTAATTCATCAGCTATATCTATAACCATATTTGGCCTTAAAACTATGCCACTATCAACTGCTACTGCAAAAGATACTGTATTAGTTAAAATTTGTTCACTTTTTAAAGTCCATAAACCAATTCTGTGAGCCTGACCTTGTGAATAACAGCCTATTGCTTTTATTTGCTTGTTAATAACACCATTTTTAGCAACAGCATCAACATCTTCTACATATTCAAATTCTGTTTCACCTAATTTGTCATAACTAGAATAAGCAACTGTAGCTGTAGTATGTCTAGCTTTTTGTGATGTACCTGTATATTCAAAATTACCATCAACAACATTAGCACTACCAAGAAGGTATTTAGATTCTTGTGGACTATCTTGCACTACTACAAGTGACCCTGCACCGTAGTAACTCATACCCCTAAATATTGCTGTTAATTCTTTTATAGTATCGTAAACAGCCTTACGTGTATTAATAACCATATTTAAAGCAAACCTAACTTCTAAGCCATTTTTATGATCACTAACTAATTGATTGCAATATTGACTTATTGTATAAAAATCAAATTTATCTAAAGTTGCAGCGTCTAAACCTACACCATATCTAGTATTAATTAATAAATTATATAAATGCCAAGAAGGATCACTATGCCATTGTGCAGCACCAAACGTACCATCCCAAACACCTGTATATGTAACTCTACCTAAATGTGTAGTTGTATCTACTTGTGCATTACTAGGTAATTGTGTTTTTACTCCACGTATTAAAAATTTTCTATTTGGAATATTTGCAAATTGTCTACTATCAAACCTTAAAAAAACTAATGCACTATTTGGATAGCTTAATTTTTCATCAATAATTTCTGTTAAACCACTAAAAAATGTTTTACTTTCTTTTTTAGAATTTGGATCATCTGCGCTAACTCTTGATACTTCAATGTCTACAGGAAATGCACCTGTTAATGAAAAAACATAATCACGCTGATAATTATTACTTGATTTACCTTTAATTTCATCTTGTTTAACAAGGTTATAACCACCGCCATTATATTGCGCCCTAATTTTGATAGTTACTGCATGTCCTACAATATCACCGTCATCTTCTATTTGTCTTAAAGTTGGTATTGATATAGTTACTCTTACTTTACTAGCTGCTGTATTAGTAATTTGTTTAATAGTTACATTACCAAAAGTAAGTTGTACTGGTAATCCTATATTTGTACGTTCTATTTCGTTAGCAGTTAATGATGATATATATGGTTGACTTTGCGTACCATTTCTAGTTTCTACCTGATAACCTTCAAAATTATTATTACCGTTAGCGTCTTGAACTGGTGTGCCATCTAAAAAAATACTTTTAAAACCATCATCTAAACCTTGTATTTCACCTTCAGAAACAAGATCCACGACATTTGCCATCTGGATGCTTTGTAATGAATCATCAGCTTCTACAGGTGTTTTATTACCACCTCCTTTACTACCACCTCCTGAACCTCGTATTACTGTCATTAAACTACCTGATCTACGTCAAGACCTGAAGAAATTATTGCGCTTCCGCAAAACGCACGACCCATAACAATAGGTATTGGTGTACCAACTTGATTTACATTATTTATACCACTAAATGAAAAATTTTGTAGTTGATTTGCTTGTTCCATATTTGGAAATTCTGGTTGTGGTGATAACATTTCAACAACACCAGTTAAAGACATAATTAAACCAAATTTTTTTAAAGTACTGCCTACTAATATTGGTGTACCGCCAAACGTACCTATAGCCCATGATGCAGGTACTAAAAAACCAGCACCTATAATTAATGCACCTGTTAATATTCGACCAAAACCACGACCTGAACCAGTAATAACAGGTGTTATAGAAAAAACTTGTTTACTACTTAATGGTAAAACTAAATCTGTTATATTATCTTCACCAATTTCATCTTCACCAATTTTTACTTTATAACTAATACCGTTTTGATCATTGTCTATTAACCATTTTTCTAAACCAGCAAAATTAGCACATAAAGCCTTAATTGCTTCACTTGCAGTACAAACATCAAAATAAAAAGTACCTTGATTTAAATACTTTTTTAATTCACCATAAACTTTAATTTTTTTCATGTTTTAGTATTTTTGCAGTATTTGTAATGTAATAACCTCCGTAGACATCCCTACTAGATAGTCTACCTTGTACATGATGTAATACCACATTGTCACCAATATAAATTCCAGCATGATTAGGTACATTACTTTCAATTTGCATAAGTATCACACAACCATATTCTATATCTTTTAAAGAAATTTCATAAAATCCTTCTTTTTTAAAATTATCTAAATACATATTTTCCCCTTTATCCCACCATTTGTCTTTTCTAAAATAATCGTTTAATTGTATTCCAAATTCTTTTTGGTAAAAATCTCTCACTAAGGTATAGCAATCTACAACACCATGAAAAAAACTTCGCCCAACATAAGGTAATTCATAACCTGTTGGTTTACAGCTACCCCATAATTCTGTTTTTGGATTAACAATAAACCAATGTAAACCAGATTTTTCGCATGCAACTAAATCTGCTGGACTAGGACTATGGTGCGTTTTTGGATGACTATGTATTAATGCAATTATTTCACCCTGTTTTTCTGCTTTTATGAATGAATCTGGATCTAGTACAAAATGTTCATCAGGTGTTTCTGCTAAATTATTGCATTTAAAATATCTTTCTTTACCTTTTACTATATGCACTAGACCTACACTTTCTTTAGGACTTTCATCTTTAGCATGCTGTAATGCTAAATTTTTTATATATTTACTTAATTTCATTGTGTTTTACCAGCAGTAGGAAATGAACCAAAAGGTAATACACCATTTTCGCCAAACCTTTTTTTACAACTAGATAACCTTTTACCGCATACATCAGCAGCTAAAGTATTTACAACATTGTCATCTTTATCAAAATAATTACTACCTGTATAACTACATTCTGAACTTCTATATTGCCATTGACAGCAATTACCTAATAACTGCCTTTTCGGTATATATTCATTTGGTTTATCAACTACTGTTACTAATTCAAAAGATACTGTATTTTTATTTTCACTAGATTTTCTATCAACTTCAAAACTTTCTACAGGATATTGTGCATAAAAATCTGCTGTACTTTCACCATCTAAAAATTTTTTACATGTTTGTAATCTTTTAACTACTGCACCTCCTAAATCATTACCACTATTAAATAAATTAACGTCACGCAATAAAAAAGTCATTAGCTGATCAGTATTAGCAACAGTTAATGTAGGTCTAGCTAATGTGCCACTTGTAGATTTTTTAAACCCTGTTGCTTGTATTGCCATACGCGTATAACTTTGCGTACCAAAAACAATGTTTCCTGTAATGTTTGCATTACATCCGTTATGCCATCTAATAATATTATTAGAATTATGCAAAGTACTATTTAAATGTAATTCAAATAATTCAATAATTGCACTAGGACTTAAAACAGATAAATCTGCATAAATACTACTAATAACTGTCCATACTGCTGTATTGTCTGTAATTGTTTTACCTAAATGTCTAGGCCAATCTGGTTCACTAGATCCTGTTGTACCTGCTGTAGTACATTTAAAGAAAAAACCATTATATAAAGTATTATTAGCTCTTTTTATAGCACCTAAAGCTACAGTATCATTAGCTGACCATGCTGCTACTGCCATTATGGTATTGCCACCTCTTCAAATACAACTTGTATTGTAAAAACGTTTGCAGCTACAAATGTTTCACTCCACTCTTTACATAAATATTTTTTACTACTAGATTCATCAGGTGCAGTAAAATCAAATGGGTCTACCCCTTTTCTAGCTTCTAAAAAATTTACTATTGTATTTTTTTCTGTAGTATTTTTATTTTGAAATTTAAAATTATATTTTTTTAAATCATTATTTAAGCCATAACTAACTAATTTTTTATAGCCATCACCAAATTGTACTTCACGCGTAACAATGCTACTTTGTTTTGTAGAAGAAAAATCTGGACTTATATTAACTGAAGTATCCCAACTAGCCATATAGTAAACCCCCTGCACGTTGTTGATTAATTATTTCTGATTGTACTGCTGCTGCTATTGCTTGTCCAAGTTGTTGTGATTTTTCGTTATCGCCTTCTACATTACTATTTTCAGCATTTACAGTTACGTTAACAACATTGCTACCACCGCCTTGACTAACAACACCTAAATTACCATCAGAACCACGTTTTAAAGGCAATATAGCTTCAGCATTAGCACCTTCACCTGCAACAGCAATACCGCCATTAGCCATATATTTAAAATGTGGACTATTTATAACACCGCCTTTTGCATACTTACTTAAATGTTGCCCATTTTGTAAAACGTTACCTTTTGCACTAAATAAACCTTCAAACCAATTTCCTAATGGTTTTGTTATTGTTTGCTGTATTGCTATACGTGCAAATTCATTAATTATAGAATCAGCTAATTTTCTAAATTCAAACGTACCTTTAGTTACAAATTGCACTAATTGATCTTCTAATTGTTTTATAGATTTAACTGCTACATCTGCCATTGCTTCACCAACAGTTTTTATAGAATCTGTAAATTCTTTCATTTTTGCTTGCATTTGTGTGCCAAAACTTTTATCTAATTGTTCACCAAATTCATTTGCGCTGTTTGCGCCTTCTTTAAAATATGTACTAGGTGCATTTTCTCGACCTGTCCAAATATTATCAAATGTTTCCATATCTTTTTTAAACTGTGCATTTGTTTCATCTAAACCACCCATAAATGCTTCACCAGCACCACTAAAATTACCTTTTGATAATTCACCTAAACCTTTAACAATAGATTTAATAGTAGTTAATAAAAACCTAAAACCAGCAACTACTGTAAATATAGAACTTGTTATTATTTTTAAACCAACTTCTACACCTTGAAAAAAAGCTGTAAAATCTTGATCTGCATTAAATATATTACTAAACATTTTTAATAAATTATTTAAAGTTGGTAATAATGCGTCAACTAATTGTTTTCTAAATCCATCAAATTTAATTTGTAATACCGCTATTTGATCATTAAAATATTCTGCGTTTTGTGCAAATTCATCTGAAACAGCATAATTAAATTCTGTTAATGCTGCGCTACCACCGTTAAGCATATTAATCATACTTGCACCACTTCTACCAAATATTTCCATAGCTAAAGCTGCTTTTGTTGCACCATCAGGCATATCTGCAAATCTATCTGCAATTTCACCTAATACTTGTTCATTACTCTTAAAACTGCCATCTGTATTACGTACAGTTAAACCTAAAGCATCAAAACTATCTTTATAAGTTGCAACACCTAAATCAGCTTCACGCATTGATTGACTTAACCGCCTTAAACCTTTATCTATAGTTGCTTGTTCTATACCTGCTAATTTACCAGCATTAACATATGCCTGTAATGTATTAGCAGCAATGCCAGTTTGATCAGACATTTTACCAAAAGCATCTGCACTATCTATTGCACCTTTTACAAATCTAGTAAATGCACCAGCAGCTAATACACCAGCAAATATTTTTAAAGCACCATTTAAACCACCAACTGCAATTTTTAAATTTTTAACTTTACCTTGTACACCTTGCATTGAATTGCCAAGACGTTTTATACCTTGTTCACCTACAGTTTTTGCTGCTATAACAACATCAAATTTAGCCATTATTTTTACCTTCTTGATTAATTAATTCTAATGCTTTAATTTCCATTATTTGTAATTTTTCAAATAAAGAAGGCAATTTATTATATGAATACATATTAGCAACTTGTATAACTGCTGCATAGTCTAAACCTGTTACACCACCAAAACCTGTTCTAAATTGTGTTTGTACACGTAAAAATAAACTTACTACATCTATATTTTCAGGTAATATAATAAAATCTTTTTTATTTAATTTTTCTGGTAATTTTACACCAAATAATTCAGCAGCTTTTTCTAAATCTGTATTTTGTATTTTTTTACCAGAATTAAACCAATGTTCTACAGCATCTTCTAGTTTTTTCTCTGTAGCCCACCTGTATATGCTTCAGTAAATGCTTTAATAATATATGCAGCTAATCCAAATACATTTAATAATTTATTTAAATTAGATGTAGTAAATGGTAATTCATTGCCTTCTTTATCTTGCATACCAGACCATCCAACCATAATTTCACGTACTATATCTTCATTTTTTAAACCTTCTTCTTCTTGTAATGTTTGTAGTTCGTCAAACCTATCCTGTGTTATACGTCTAAAAACACCATTAAAAACATGTGTTTCTCTTTTATTTTTATTTGGTATTGGTATTTTTATTTTCCACTCAAAAGTATCATCAAGATCATCAATAATAAAAGCCATAATTTTTTTAGCAGAGTTAATGAAATTTTAAACTCATTTCATCATTTCCGCTACTAGGTAATGCTCTATAGCCAATATTAAGCATTTGATAACCTTCATTATCATCTTGTGCAATATCTTGTAAATCTACATAAGGTGCTGTAAAAGTAATTTTATTACCTGCACTTTGTCCATGTTGCCAAGTTAAATTACCAGTAGCACTACTGTTTACAATCGTATAATAGTTTTTTGTTCCTAATGGTACTGATTCAATAGTACAACTACCACTTGGTTTTCTATCTGTTATTCTTGTACTTTTTGTACCACTCATTAATTCAGAATAATATAGTGCATTATTATGATCATAAGTAAATGACATTAGTGACCCTGCATAGCTATGTAATTGAAAATTAGTAGTATTGTCACTATTAGCTGCTATTGGTGCTAGTTGTGCATATGAAGGTGTTAATAAAGCTGTTACTGTTGGATCATTATATATACCAATAAATGACATATTTATCATTGGTATTTCTGAAGCAGTTAATGATATAGAAAATGTACCCCTAGCACCTGTTAATTTGTGTAGTGATCCATCTATGTAGACACCAATAGTTAAACTATCTGCATCATCTAAAGTAGGATCTGGTGTATAGGTATTGCTTGTACTACTAACATCTGTACGTACTAGACCAACCCCCAATAATAATTCATCATAATCTGGACTTGTACCTGCGCTTCCACTAGGTGTTAATTCTAGCGCAAAACTTAATTCTACTTTTGTATTACTAGGAATAGTAGGAAAATTACCTGCAAATCCTCTAATATTTGTTCTTTCTTTTGGTTCTGTTGCAACAGGATTTAGTGAAACATCAGAAACAAGTAAACAATTAGTACCAGCTAAAGTTACTGCCACTCCATAAGAAGATTCTTTTTTTGCTGCTAAAATTGTTTTTGAAGTGCGTAAAATAGCCATTTTTTTACAAACTTAATACATTGCTTATATTAACAATAGCAGTATTTTTGTCATATTAAAGGGTTGCTAAATTAGTATTTGATGTTCTGTATTTTATTTGATAATTTACTGTCACTATACCTGCTGGTTGGTCACTATCTACAGCTTCATTAGTAGTACCTGTAGGAATTATATTAGTAGCAACACCACCTAACGTTAAATCTGCCATTACTTTACTATGCAAACTTTCAACAACAGGATCAGCTACTTCATCTGGTTTATCACCTCTAACAATAACTGCTATAGATATATCTAATGTCCAATCTAGTTTTGGTAATGAAGTTGTTTGTACAGGATTGTCAGAATCCCAAGTAACTAATAGTGAAGGTGTTTCTTCTCTAGTAAATGCAGTAACCCTAGATCTATAAATACGTGTACCAACATTAGTAGTGCCAGCTAAAGCAGTTACAACAGCATCTAAAATAGTTTCTCTACGTGTAGTCATGTTTTTTGTAACGATACTTCTAAAATTAAAGCATCTATACCTTTTTGCACTTCTCTTACTGTGTAATTAACTTTTTCTATTTCTATTGCATCACCTGTTTTTAATTTTGGATATGCACTAGCTTTTAAATATATTAAATAATCTGTAAATAAAACCTGATCACCTAAAGCTACTGTTGTTGGTTGTTCAAATAAGCCTTTACCATATGTGCCATTAGCTAATACATTTACTGTTAAATCATCAGAGAATAAAGCGTCTAATGAATCAGTTGCTATTGACATTTCTAGGTTTTTTTGTGCGTTTTGGTTTTGGTTTTTCTACGTATGGTATTGCCCTATTAGCTGTAAATAATTCTTCAGCCATTTGACCATCAACATCAACAACATCTAATTGTTCAATGTGTACACCATTAATTTGTAATGATTTTAAAACTTGTACTTTCATAAATAAAAAGGGGTGCAGAGTACCCCTAATAAACAACTTATAAAGTTGTAGTTACGTCTTTAATAACACCAAATGATACAGGGTTTCTTACTGCAACATCCATTGTCATTATTCCCCTGATTGAAGTTAGTGCTTTGCTAAAGTCATCAGAATCTTCACCTACAGTTATTTCAAGGCCACCCCATAGTCCAACTAGACATTGTGAAAAATCACCAAAAATAACAGCAGAACAATTACCAGAACTAGATCCTTTTGTAAGGGTTGATGGTAATTGCATAGAATCAGCTATTGTATAACCATTAATGTTTGCTGGTGTAGCACCTCTACCACCAACAACAGAACCAATGTTATATAAATACTGACCAGCAGTATCTTTTAGCTTTTTAAGATCATTAACAACTTTACCGTTAGTTAAATAACCAGTAGTTGCAGGGTTAACAATACCGTTGTCAATAACAACGTTACCTTCTAGGTTAATTAGTGCATCTAATGTAATAGCACCACCGTTAGTACCCATAGCAACAGAATTAACTCCTGAAGTGTTAAGTATGCCTGTTGGTTGACCACTAGAACCAGAACCGTTAAGAATTGCAGAATCCATTGCAAGTTGTAGGTTAGTTGTCATATCTGACCTAATCAACTGTTCAATAGCTGGTAATCCTTGTAAAACTTGCTGCCTAGAATATTTTTCTAAACTTGCAACGTTTTTTGGTACCATTGTTACCTGTGAAAATGTGCTATTTCCAGCAGTTATAGCAGTAGTTTCAGTTGATAACCAATATGTAGAACCTTTACCTGCACGTTTTGGTATAACTACATCACCTTGTAAATCATTAAGTGTTTGTACACCAGCACCTAAAGCTATAGATGTGTTGTATAAAAACTCAATAAAGTCTTGTGGTCTGTAGTCTTGTGGTACTAAAAATCCACCTACATTGTTTGTACTGGTAACGTAAGTTGCACGTTTCTGTGGTACAAATGCGTCAAATGGTACTAAGAATGAATTGCTTGTAGTTCTTTTACCACCTTTTAATTCAACTTCTTGTGATACTTCACGTACTAAACCAGCTTCCCTAGATGACCAATCACCTGTTAAAGCAGCCCTAGCACCTGCAACTAAACTAATTTCTGATAATTCTTTTTCAGGAATATCAGCTTTTGTTTGTATGCTTTCTACTGGTTGCATTTCAGCTTTGTCACAATAGATAGCCCTTGCATCATTAATAGTTGCTTTAGGATTATCAATAAGATTATTTAATGTTTCATCACCTAATTGCATTTTATTGCAAAAAGAAGTGATTTCTCTAATGCGTTTGCGTTCAGTAGATTGAGCATCATTACGTGCTTTTTCTAAGTCACGCACCACATCATTTGTTTCTGAGGTGCTAGTAGCCATAATTTTTTTTGAAATAGGATTTGACTGTGGTACGGAATTATCCGCAACAGCATTAGTACGCTGTTCTTCAAGAGTAGCAGAAGTAGCATATTCTTCCATAGTAACTTTATTTTCTTCTTTTTTGTTATCTTTTGTAGCTTCTTTTGACCTTCCTATTCCACTTTGAGAATAGTCAGCAGGAATCGTAACAATACTTATTTCTGCTGGCTGAAACTGGGTAACACGATAATATTCCTTAGAATCGTCAGAATCCTTTTTACGTTCTTCTTTTTCTGTTTCCATAACGCTATAACCTACACTTACATTTCTTAGTATTCCATCATTTATTAAACCTAAAATTTCTTCACCACGTTCATGTTTACCTAGTCTTACTGTTACATAACCCCTTTTATTTTCTACCCAAGATTTTTCAACAACACCTAATACATCATCAGAATTATGATTATATAGCAATGGTGCAGATGCCATTAGTCTAGATTGATCAACAGATTCTTCAGTAAAATTTAGAATTTCATAGCCTAAATAACCTCTATTTACTGGTTCTTCAGAACCATAAGGAAATGTTAATGTACGTTTGTCTTTGTCAATTTTAAAATCAACTGTATTACTTCTATGCTGTATAGAAGATTCTAAATCACGTTGTTTCTTCATTTTGTGGGTTAGTTTCAGTATTGCTTTCTTCTATATTACCTTGTTCATTAGTATTGTCAGGACTACTAGACATATTTACGTCAAAATTTAAACCTAATTGTTCAGCTAGTTCTACTTCATTTTTTCTAGCTGCCATAACTTCATGTATGTCATGTCCTTGTTCTGCAATAATTTGTGCTTGTGTTTTAAATCCAGCTTTTATAGCTTCTTTACATGCAGCAACTTCTTTTTGTGGATCTACCCATGACCAACCCCTAAACATCCAATGCACTTCTCTATATTTATCTGGATCTAATTCATAATTAGGTAAATCTAATACTTGAGCAGCTACAGCTAGTTCTAACCATACATCAAATAAAGGTTGAAAAAAATGATCTTTTAAATATGTTTGGATCATTCTGTAATGGTCACGATCTTCTAGCAAACTTAATCTGCTACTACTGTAGTTTGTCTTGCTAAAATCTCTACTAACAGATTCATATGATGTACCACAACCAGCAGCCAATGCTCTAAGCATTGCACTATTAAATTGTTCAAAATTATCATTACTATTGCCAAGATCAGGTACAGTTATTGATTCATTAGCACCTAAATAATGAAATTGCCCTGCGGAAAAATCCATAACACGTTCATTATCCATTACATCATCACCTATTAAACCTTCAGGATCATTTGTACTAATAAAGCCCATTGTAGAACTTTGAATACGTTTACCTATAACTGTTGCTTCTTGATAACCTTGTAATTGGTGCATATCAGATAATGCTGAAGCTATCCAACTTATACCCCTTGTTTGACCTACTCTATCTCCAATACATAAATGGATAACTTCACCAGCATCTATAAACATATGTCTTTTGCTTGTGTACTTATAAGCTAAAGGAAAATCGTCAGGATGTTCTGCTAAAAAAGCATATTTTTTTGCCCTTCCAAATTTATCTCTTAATATTCCCATTCTCCATTGTTCGTTTTTATTAGTTTTTTTATCTGTGTAATCGTCATCTAATTGATCAGCTTCTAATAATTCAATAGCTAAAGGTATTCTTGATCTACCAAATGGTTTTTTTATAAGTCTTATAAATATTTCACCATCACTAAATAAAGTATTTATTATTTTGCGTTCAATACTTGCTAAACAATCTATACCATTAGCAGAAAATGAATCGTATCTAGTCCATTTACTCCATGCTTTTTCTATAGATACATTTAGCTTGTCATTTTGTTTACCATTTGTTCTTTTTATTTGTAATTGTGGTTTTGTACCTGTACCGCATACGTTTAACATCAAACTACGCATAGCCTGTTTAACATATACATTATTTCTAATCATATCTCTAGCTTTATTTCTTACAGTTTTATTGTCAGATTGTATTGCCCTATCTGCACTACTACCGTTAACTTTCCAACTATAATTTAATCTGTCATATGCAGCAGCTTTATAACTGCTTCGTCTAGCTCTAGGCAATACTTTAGTTTCATGCCTGTTATTTAAAAAACCTTTGTATGCACCTTTAAATGCGTTAATAAATCCCATTGTTTCTACTCCTATTGTCTAACGCTAAGTTTTAAACCTGTACCTAAACCTTGTCTTAATTTATCTGCTTTTTCTTCACGTAAACAAATTGGAATTAAGTCATGTAATCTTGTTCTTAATTTGTCCATATCTACCCTTTTATATGTTCTGTTGCCAATACTGTATTCTTGTGCGCCATCATTAAATTTACGTAATGCAGCAATAATATTATCTCTATCTACTTGATTTGGTGATCTTGTATCTATTTTCCCTGCTGTACCTGTGTACTGTAATGATTGTTTTACAGTTATATAACCAAAACCTAATCTATGTTTTTCAGATCCTTTAGATGCTATTGCTTCATATGTCCAATTACCTTCAGTAAATCCTTCACTTGCACTAGCAGCTATTGTTGACTCAAAACCATTACCATATGCACTAGCTGTTACCGTATGTGCTTCTAAATCTGTACTTCTTAAATAATATGTAAGTGTCCAATCACTACTTGTTACTTGCTGATCAAAAGGTACTGTTGTTTCTTCATCCCTCCATTTTATTGTAGTGCCAGCAGCAATTACATTTGGTATGTTACTAACCCACATAAAAAAACCTTAATTCCAATTAAATACATCATACCCTGTTTTAGAAATATTGGTATTTTTTGCGTTTTTTTGCGTTTTTTTGCCATTTTTTGCGTTTTTTTCTAATTTTTTCTCTAAATATGCAAAAATTTTAGTTATCGGTATTTGTTTTAAAATAAAATGCCATGCTGCATACGCATATACACAACAATCTAATTTTTCTACACTTTGATTTCTTTTTTGTACATATCTATAAACCCTTCTTCTAGCATTATTTAATTTACTATCTTTATATTCACCTGTTAATTCTTTAAAATATTCTGCTGTTGTTTGTTTATGAAAATGAATACCTTTACCCATTTTTATTCGTGGAAATAGCTCGTCTTTTATAGTGTCACCACCTACAGAATAAACTTTAACAGCTTGTGCTGTTTTCATACCTCTAATACTTATATTTACGTTTGAACCAGTATTAATAACAGGTTGGTTTTGTAATGATGATCCTTTTATAGCAATAACACCTTTTCTTTTACGTAATCTGCAATAGTTATAGACGCTATGCGTTGCTAATCCACCAGAATCAACTGCCATTGCCTGTATTTTTAATTTACCGCCTAATGGATGGTCATATTCTGAATCTAAAATTATATCTAAACCTTGCCATACTTCTTGTTGTGTAGGATCACCATGTAATACAAAATGATCTATAAGCCATAATTCTTCTTTACCTTCTACAACAGATTTACTTATACCAAATACACTACATTCCAATCTTTCATCTTTAGTGCCACCTCCACCCTGTACATCAACACCTGCAACTAAACATAAAACATCTTGTGGTATTTCTGAAGGCAAATAATCATCTAATTTATCAATTAATGAATCTACAGTAATACTTGTTTGATATGATTCATCAAAAGTTTCAGATAATCGTGTATTTATAAAACTACGTAATAAAGCAGGTGCTTCTTGTGCTGTTTCCCATTCTTCTACAATAGATGCCCAACTTAACCATCCTGAAGGACTATACAAGCCAGATAAATGAAAACCTGCTGTTTTACGTGTTAATGGTTTTGTAGCTTGCCATTTACCTTGTCTTAGCATTGTTGTTTTGTATGCTTCATTAAAACGTTCACCACATAAAGCACATTCATATTCAACTGTTTCTGGTTGTTTTTCTTTCCATCTAAGTTGTGAAAATTTTAAAGATTGAAAACCACCACAACAAGGACTTTTTATTTGGTAGTAACGTTGATCAGACATATTAAACTCTTGTTCAATTCTGCAATGGTTTTTTTCAGTAGGTGTAGACGTTAATAATATTTTTCTATTTGCATAGTTTGTTGTACGTTTTTCTGCTAGTGAACAAGGATCACCTTCTTCTATTCCTGAAGTACTACTTACAGATTCTTGAAAACTACTAACTTCATCCATAAATAAATAACGTATTGGTGCTGATCTTAAACCAACAGAACTATTACTACCTGTAAGCATCAATATGCCATTAGGAAATTCTTTCATAAACATACTATTGCTTTTATCTTTAGCTCTTTTTTTAGGTAATTTATTTTTTATACAAGGTGTTTCATCAAATGCTGGTTCTAACCTTTGTACTGTCAGTCTTTTAACCATATCTAAACTAGGTGCTACGCATAATATTGAACTAGGTGCTACATCTATCCAATACATAAGTGCATTTATGCCCATTTCAGTTTTGCCTACTTGTGCAGCAAACATTAATACAACACGTTCTACATTTGTTTCTTCTACGCTTAACAAATCCATTGGTTCTTTTAAATACGGTACTCTACTTGTTCTCCATGCTCCCGATTCACTAGAAGCCCTTGTTGAAAGTACTCTATTAGCATCTGACCAATCACTAACAGTAATAGGTTTAGGTGGTTGTATTCCTTCTAAAAAACCTTTAACAAATGGATTCATGCAAATTGTTTAATACTAGAATTTATAGCTAATACAATTTCTTCTTTAAGTGTTTTACCAATAACAGCTTTATCAGTTTCAGCAGCAAATAAACTACTTACTCTATCTGGTAACGTCATTAATTTGTCAGATAAACTTTTAGCTAATTCAAAACCTTTTTGTTCAGTTTCTTTAGCATCAACATATATACCTTCTTTTACTTTTACTTCTATTTCAGATAACGCTGCATCAAAGTGCATTTTTTTAGCTCTACTTACATTAAAATCTGGTATTTCTTGTATTGGTAATTTATCAACAGTATCTATAAGTTCTTTTTTTACTTCACGCATATCAATATTTTCATGTTTAATTATTTGTTTGTCATCAACAATGCCATCCCATGCTTTTAACGCTGCGTCTTTATCTAAATAATCTTTACCATTAACTGTTTTTACTATTGCACTTTTAAAAAGACCTTTTGCTTTTCTTTGTGATACTGCACTTTTGCTAACTTCCTTTAGTTTAGCTAAATCTACATATGTGATAAGCATTAGTAGTAAGTTAAGTTAATATGCTTCCATAATAGTTAAGTAGTTAAGCAACTGCAAACTTACACGCTAAAAAACTTTCGTGCCTTCGGATGACCA